AAGTGGAAGCCGTCCACGGCGGCGCGGGAGGCGTAGCAGGAGAGGATGCGGCTCACCTCGCCCATCGTGCCGATGTTGAAGGCGGTCCCCCAGGTGTTGTTGGCCTTGTTCCCGTCGACGAAGAGGTTTTCGAGCGAGCCGTAGTGCCACCAATAGGAGGAGCCGACCGTGCCCTCGGTGCGGATCACGTCGCAGTTGGCGCCGTTGGCCAGCCGCAAGGTCGTGCCGATCCCCTGGTCAGAGGGATCGACGCCGATCAGGTGGATGCGCTGCGGGATATAGAGCGTCTGCGTGATGTCATAGAGCCCGGCGTCGAGCAGCACGATGCCGCCGCCCAAGCCGCTGTTGGGCAGAGTCGCGCCGCGCAGCGCCCAGATCGCCGCCTGAATCTCCACGTCGTCGGCGGCGCCGTCGCAGACGGAATCCGCCGCCGCCGTGACCGAGGCAGGCGACGTGCTCGACGCGATCAGCTTCAGGCCGCCGAGCATTCGGCGCGTGCCGAGATCGGTCAGCGCGGCGTTGAGGGTCGTGCCCCACGTTCCGGCCGATCCGCCGACCGTGGGCAGCGTGGGCGCGCTCATCGACTAGCTCACCGTGATCGTCGCAATCCCGGCGCTGTCGAAGGTGATGCTGAGCGGCCCGGCGCTTGGACTCATCGCCGTGTCCCACGTCACGAAGCCCAGCAGCGGCCGCGTGGCGTCGGTGCTCGGCGTGCGGTCATAGATGATCGAGTGGGCGATGCCCGTCGCGGTCGCCGTGGCGATGCTGTAATCCGCCGCGTCGAGCTTGACCGTGTTGGTCGCGCCCGTGTAGGTGACGGTGCAGCTCGCCAGCGTGGTGCCGTTGGCGGGCACGTTGGTCCCGGTCACTTCATTCGCGACGACGTCGTTCCAGTAGTCGTGCGCGTCCTGGTCCGGCGTGTAGGACGAACTGGCGTGCGCGATGCGGATGTCGTCGCTGTTGAAGTCGATCTCTTTGTTGAACGCCGCCAAAAAGGCGTTCCCATACCATTTGATCGTTCCCGTCGCCATCGCTTAGCCCTCGCTTTCCGCGTTCGGCCGGTTCGCGGCCCGTAGCTCTTTGACCTTTTGGTGCGCGTCGTCGCGCCGCGCCTGCCACGTCGCCCGATCGTCCGGGCTGGCCGTGCGCACATCCTCGGCGAGGGCGTCGCGCTCGGCCACCGCCCGCGTGATCTCCGGCGGCGTGTCCTTGCCGCCCGTGACCCGCACGAGCAGCCGCCCGTTCTTCGCGCTCGGGTGATCCGACGGCTTCGTCATCGTCACCACGTTCCGCTCGTCATCCGTCTCGACCGTCCAGCCGTGAAAGGTGGTGTCGCTCATCCGTCCGTGATCCTTTCCTACCCGTTGATCGGGTTGCCGTTCGCATCGTCTGGCCCGCTGCCGCCGATGCTCGCCGTCGCCAGCTCCTGTTGCCGCCGCTTGTCCCGCTGCTTGGTCAACTCCTTGATCTGATCGTCGGTGAGGATGCCGGTCGCCTTGAGCAGCACCGGGTCTTCGATCATCGCCACCTTCAGCATCGTGTTGACGCGGTTGAGCTGGATCTCCGCGAAGCTGCCCTCGTCGAGCTTCTCGGGCGGCGCGAACTGCGCCGTGATGAGCGCCTCCTCGTTGAGGGCGAGGCCGCCGAAGGCGTTGGCGATCTCGGTCGCCCGGTGCGCGATCGTCGCCCAGGCCGGTCCGATCGCCTTCGCCATCTGCGTCACCTTGGAGACGAGGGGCGACTCCGCCCGCAGCAGCGCCGCGCCGCTCGGCCAGTCGCCGCCGGTGATGAGGTGGAGCGGCGTGCGGGTGAGCCGGGCGAAGCTCGCCAGCTTCATCTGGTGCGTCGCCAGGAGCTGGCCCATGTCGCCGGCGGGAATCGGGCCGATCCGCGCGGCCGTGTTCTCGGCCCAGATCAGCTCGCCCGGGCCGACGCGCATCTTCGTCGCCGCGCTGCCGTCGATCCCGGTCGCGCTCACCATCTGGTAGGCGGTCAGGCGGGCGGCGGCGATGATGTCGCGCTGGATGTCGTTGATCTCGTCCTGCAGGCCGATCAAGCCGCCGGCAAGGTCGCTCGCGCCGTAGGGCGCCCGGCCGAAGCGGTTGTTGGGCAGCAGGACGACGGGGATACCAAGCGGCTGGCCGTCGCGCCGCGTCCACGGCACGAAGCCGGGCCGCTCGCCGTCGGGATCGGTCGGCAAGGGAAAGGGCTGCCAGCCGTCGCCCGCTTTGATGTACCGCTCGAAGTGGTCCGCGAAGTAGACGGTGCGCCGCATCCGCTCGCGGGGCGGATCGCCCATTACCTGCTTGAAGTCCTTGACGGCGTAGATCGGCTGGTTGGAGCTGTCGAAGGCGACGAACATGCCGCACTCGCCGTCCCACCAGGGCTCGTGATGGAGCGTGACGCGCCCGCCGGTCGGCCGCGCCTCATCCTCGCCGCCAAAGGCCTGCGGCCGCTTCGCCGCGTCGTCCGGCGTCCAGCGCAGCCCGACGCAATGGTTGCCGTCGCGAATGGCGCGGTAGTGGCCGTCGTAGGAGAAGTCGGCGACCTGGTTCTTGATGTAGAGCTCGTCGAGAAAGGCTTGGGTCGCCTCGTCGTCCACGGCCCAGCCGGTCAGCTCGAGCCGCGCCGCCGCCGTCGCCAGCACGAGATCGCAGACGTTGTCGGCCGCGTCGTCGCAGTAGGCGCGGCCAAGGATGCGCTTTTGCTCGGGGCCGATCGTGACGCGCTGCCGTCCCTCGGCGTAGTCGCGATAGGTCCGCACCTGCTTGGGATCGGGCAGGGCCGCCTCGCGCTCGCGCTTGATCTGATCGTGGATCGACTCGACGGTCATCTACCAGCGCCCCTCTCGCGATTCCTCGTCCTCATCCTCGCTGTCCGGGTCGGTCAGGTAGCTGCGGCTGCCGCCCCCGCTCTGGCTGCCCGTCTCAGCGCCGTAGAAGCGCGTCAAGGCCATCGCCGTCGTGTCGACCATGTCGTCGTGCTCGCCCGACGGATGCCTGTCGTGCTCGGCCAGCCAGGCGTCGAGCCAGCCGACGTCGCCGACGCGGGGATCAGCACAGTCGTCGGTCGGCAGCGCGGCCAAGCCGCCCTCGATCCAGGGCGTGACGCCCTCCGCCCGCGCCTCCTTTGACTGCCCGGGCGGCAGCGGGAAGGCGACGACCGGCAGCGCCGGAAAAACGCCCAGTTCGCTGTGATAGGGTCGGCTCCAGACCTGGATCGCCGACTGGCCCGATGCCTTGTCTTCGACGACGAGCGGAATCGCCAAGCCAGGGAAGCGCGAGCGCGCCCAGGCGTGCGCGACGTGGCCCAGCTTGATGAGGTCGGGGAACTGGACTTGCTCACGCCAGACGCGGATCAGATAGCTCTTGTCGGCGTGGTCGAGCCCCCAGAGCGCGAAGGCGCTGAAGTCGTTGGCGACGCCGTCCTTGAAGGCGGAGTCGACGTCGAGCTCGAGCCGCTTGAGCGACGGCGGCAGCGTCCGATAGCGCCGCCACCAGGGGCGCTTGAAGGTGCCGCCCTCGGCCGGAACCGGGCGGCCTTGGTACTGACTTTCCCACGCGCGACTACCGACCGCCGCTTTCGTGTTCAGGAGCGCCTTCAACGGCCAGCGTTCCGGCCAGAGCGGTTCGCCTGCGTCGTTGATGGCTGGCATGTGGATATGCGTCCACCGCTCGCCGCCGCGCTCCATTTCAGCAAGCAAGCGCCCGGTCAAGTCGTCATGATGCCAACGGGTTGCGGTGACCACGATGGACCCGCCCGGCTCCAAACGGGTCCGCATGTCTTCCTTGTACCAGTTCCAAAGCGATTCCCGAACTGCTGGCGAGGATGCATCGGCGGCATTGCGAATCGGGTCGTCAATGACCATGAGGTCAGCCCCCTGGCCTACTGGCGTGCCCCCGACTCCGACCGCGAGATAGCCGCCGCGCGTGCCGGCGATGTCCCACGCGGAAACCGCGCCTTTATCGTCAGCGATCGCGACACCCGGGAATGGCCACCGCTCATTCGAGACTTTTTGCCGCACACGCCGACTAAAGGTCAGCGCCAATGACGCTGTATGAGACGCCGCGATCACCCGTTTATCGGGATGGTTGCCGAGAAAATACGCTGGAAGATTTTCCGAGACGTGAACGCTCTTGGAATGACGAGGCGGCATCGTCACAATAAGCCGGGAATCAGGAACGTTGATCGCCTCTTCCAGCGCCGCGCACAAGACATCAATATGTTCCGCGCTCTGGTACTGCGGAAAAAGGCGGCGCGTGAACGATTGCAGGCTGTCACGCGCGGCTGATGCCCGGATTTCGTCATTGGTTGGCGTCGATGCGGCAAAGAGCGGATCGGTCTGCATCAATGCTCGTCCGGCCGCTGGCAGACCGACCGCAAGCTTCAACGCCTGACGCCGGTTCATCGCGCCGCTCCGTCGTTCATTACCTTTTCGCGAAGATCGGCGAGGGCTTCACGCTCTTTGGGCGTTAAACGAGAAAGATCGATCGAGCCAGTTTCCACCCGTGCCGTCGCCTGTCCCGTCATCAGGAGCATCTTGTCCGTGGCGATGCCGAACGCGGTCGCCTTCTCTTGCAGCGTCGCCTTTTTGAGCGCGTCGGCGTCCATCATGGAATCGAGCAAGGCGAGTTGAACTTGCTTCACCCGCTCGGTCACGGCGGCGATCAGGTCGGGTCTTTTTTCGCCGCGAATTGCCTCGAATTCATCGCGGCTGCCCGCGTATTTCCGTGCGGTGCTTTCGGCGCAGCCAGCCGCCCGCGCCGCCGCCGCATACTCGCCCGTGGCCGCGTAAGTCGCTTTGATGGTTTCGATTTGTTCATCCGTGATGGGCGTTCGGCTCATCAATCCACCAAAACGAAAAAGCGCCGGGGTCGCGGTCTCCCGCGTTCCTCGGCGCTCTCAAGCAGCATCCAGACTATTCCGTTATGTCGATGGTATCAGATTGGGACAAGCACCGGCGAGACGTTGACGACGGTGAAGCGCCGTCCGCAATCCGGGCAGATCAGCACCACCGCGCCCGCCTCCACAAGGATCGTCGTTTCCGGCCGCATCGTGCCGTTGCGCCGCCTGGTCGCCAGCACCTTGCCGCACTCCGGGCAGCGCAGCGGAGCCGCCATCAGCCGAGCCATCCCCAGACGTGCAGATCGTGCCAGACGTTGAGGATCGTCAGGAGGATGAAGCATGCGGCGGCGAACACGAAGAGCAGTTCCGGCCCTCGGCTCATGATTCGCCCTCCCCACCGCCGACGATGGCCGCGAGCAGCCGACCCGCCCGCTGTCGCATGTTTGCATGGTCCTCTGGATCGAGCAGGTCCCATTCGTCCGGCGAGATGATCCAGAACTCATTCGCCAACGTGCGTGCCAATTGCTCAACCAGCTCATCCGTGATCCCGCCCAAAAGCGCCAGCGCGACGGCGGCGCGATCCGATTTGGCGACCGGGATCAATGAGCCGGTTTCGTCGCTGATCGTCCAGTTGATGTCCGCGCCGCCGTGGTCATAGACGCAGACCTCGATCTCGCCCACGGTCGTGCAATGGGTTTCGCGCCAGTCCT